GGGGGGGGGGGGGGGGCGCTAGCGCGAGGGGATTGCGCGATGGTGAACGACTGAATATCAATCTCCCTCAATCGGTGATCACTCGCAGTGAGGACCGCAGGGGAGGGATGAGATCAGCAGAAAGGACCGCAAGCTAGTAGGACGCAGGCACGCGGAAGGAAGCGGTGGAACCGCAGCAGCAAGGACGCAACACCACCGGCCCAGCACGACGCGAAAGCCGGATTTCTTCAACACGGACGAAAGGAAACAGGAATGAGCACGGAAATCAGCACACACACGCAGCCACGCGGGCTGTCGCTTCAATCGGTTGCTGACGCCATGAAGTTCAGCGAGACGGTTGCCAATTCGGACTTTGCTCCGAAGGACTTTCGGGGAAAGCCTGCCAGCTGCATGCTGGCGATTCAGTGCGGTGCTGAGATTGGGCTGGCACCGCTCCAGTCGTTGCAGAGCATTGCCGTGGTCAACGGTCGGCCAGCCGTTTACGGCGATGCCGCCCTGGCCGTCGTCAAGGCGAGCCACGTCTGCGAGTACGTCACCGAGGCCTGCGACGGCGACGGCGAGCAGATGGTTGCCACCTGCACGGCCCAGCGGCGAGGCTACCCGCAGCCGACCGTTGTGAAGTTCTCGGTGGCTGACGCCAAGAAGGCTGGCCTGTGGGGCAAGTCTGGCCCGTGGAGCCAGTACCCGCGCCGCATGTTGCAGATGCGTGCTCGAGGATTCGCACTCCGTGACGCTTTCCCTGACGTTCTCAAGGGTCTTGTCACCGCCGAGGAGGCGCAGGACTACCAGACGCACAACGTGGCAGAGACGCCACGTCAGCCCGTCGAGATCCGGCCAAAGTTTGACGGCGTGATCCCGCTCAAGACTCCCGCCCCAGCGGCTCCTGAGTTCACGCCGGTTGAAAAAGCCCGGCTGGCCGTCAGTCGTGCCCAGACGCTTGAGCGTTGCGACGCCTTGCGGAAGCAGGTTGCCGAGCGACTCGCAGACGGCACGTTCAGCCAGGCCGAGCACGACGAGATTGTGGGCCTGCTGGTGACCAAGGCCGAGATCCTCATCGGCAGTGAGAGCGAGGTGACAGCATGACCAAGCTCTACAAGACGACCGTCAACGACTTTCAGATGTCACGAGCGGGGCTTGGCTTCTTCACTCAATTTGGTGAGTCAAGGACGATTGACGGCACTCCGATGGTTGTGATGCCAAACGGCGTCATGGTCCCAGCTGATGGATGGCATGCCGATCGGGCTGGTGCCCTTCTTTCTGCGGCGCAGCGTATTGAGCAGCTCGGGCACCGCCTGCTCGCTCAAGCGGACCATGTGCGTGCAGAGGCGCAAAAGGAAGCGGTGCCGTCATGAAGGAAACCATCAACGCTGGCGGGCCGCCAACAACGCGAGAGTGGAACGAGTTTGAAGCACGACAGCCATCGCTGCCCGGCTCGGATCGCCTGCGGATGACGTTGCCGAAAGGCACGCCAAAGCCGCTGCCAGAAGCAACGCCAGAGCAGATCTCTGGTACGGCTGCGCGGCTTTACAAGGCCTTGAGGCTGTGCGTTGAGGCGCTTGACCGGGAGCCGTGGGACGGACGCTGGGGCAATCGTCTGATGCAGGCACACACCTACGGACGGCAGACGCTCGAGGACGCAGCGACATTCACACAACCAGAGGAACAGCCGGGCACGCCATTGCCGGAAGCTGCTGACGATTCCAGCAGCATTGGCCGCCCAGCTGACCGTGGCGAGTAACGACAGCAGCTGCGGCCTGCACCTTCTCCGCAGGTGACGCAGTCGGATGCCCCACGAGACGGGGCCAAATCACGGACGAAGTGGGATATGCAAACGAGCCTTGTTTTTGCGGCAAATGGAAACGCTGACGATTGCTGCCAAGAATTGGCTTGGATTGATGAATCGCCACAAAAGAAAGCAACTGCGATGAAGGCAAAGAAGAAACGCAAAACGGTCTACGACGCTGCGATAGAGCGGCTCGACATAATTTTCAAAGAGTTTGACAACGTCTACGTTTCGTTTTCTGGCGGCAAAGATTCCGGCGTGCTCCTGCATCTCTGCATTGACTACGTTCGCAAATATCACCCAGGCCGAAAGATGGGCGTGCTGCACATTGACTACGAAGCGCAGTACCAGATGACCACCGATTACGTTGACGCGGAGTTGAGCAGCAACTTAGACGTGATTGAGCCGTACCGGATCTGCCTGCCAATTGCGGCACAGTGCGCCACCTCAATGCACCAGTCGCACTGGATTCCTTGGGACGCTGACAAGCGTGATATTTGGGTGCGGTCCATGCCATCCGAATCGGTCAACGAGTCAAACTGCCCATTCGATTTCTTTACAAAGGGGATGTCGGACTACGAGTTGCAGAAGCGGTTTTCTCGCTGGCTTCACAAAAAGAACAAAGCCAAGCGAACCGCCTGCCTCGTCGGCATTCGCACGCAGGAAAGTTTTCGGCGGTGGAAGGCGCTGCACGCTGAACGCAAGGAAGGCAGCAATTTTGAGGGGCTCAACTATTCAACGCAGATGTACCCCTCAGTGTTCAACTTCTACCCGCTGTTTGATTGGACGACAGAAGATATTTGGACGGCTAACGCTCGGTACGGATGGGACTACAACAAGCTCTACGACCTGTTCTATCAAGCCGGTCTGACGCTAAATCAGATGCGGGTTGCCAGCCCATTCAACGATTGCGCAATCGAAAGCCTCAAGCTCTATCGCGTGATTGACCCAAACAACTGGGGCCGCATGGTGGGGCGCGTGAACGGCGTGAACTTTGCCGGGATGTACGGCGGCACGACGGCAATGGGCTGGAAATCAATCACGCTACCAAAGGGTCATACGTGGAAAACCTACATGGAGTTCCTGTTATCGACGCTGCCCTCGGAGGTGGCAGCAAACTACCGAAAAAAAGTCGAAACGAGCATTGAGTTCTGGGAGAAGAGAGGCGGCGAAGTTTCGGACGAAACCATTGAGCTACTCAAGAAACAAGGCGTGTCGCTGGAAGTTGGACCGAGAGGAAAGAAATCGAAGCGTTGCAAGATTCGCATGGGCTACATCGATGACGTTGACGTTCCTGAGTTTCAACTGATCCCCACTTACAAGCGTGTGTGCGTGTGCGTTCTCAAGAACGACCATGCGTGCAAGTACATGGGTTTTGGGATGACAAAACAAGATTGGGCGCTTCGAAAAAGTGCAGAAGCGAAGTTTGATAGAGGTGCAACATGAGCAAATTCAAAAGCCCCGTGTATTCCGTACTGGCCGTGCCTGTGGAGAAGGTGCGGGCGAATGCCTACAACCCCAACGCAGTCGCGCCTCCAGAGATGAAGCTGCTTGAAACGTCCATCTGGGAGGACGGGTTCACGATGCCCGTCGTCTGCTACTACATCGAGGCAGACGACACGTATGAGATCGTAGACGGCTATCACCGCTACACGACGCTGAAGACAAGCAAGCGAATCTATGACCGCGAAAATGGCATGCTGCCGGTCGTCGTGATCCACAAAGACCTGTCAAATCGGATGGCGTCAACGATTCGGCACAATCGGGCCAGGGGAACGCACTCGATTGAGTTGATGTCGTCCATTGTTTCGGAACTTGTGCAGGCTGGCATGAGCGATGCGTGGATTATCAAGCACATCGGCATGGACAAGGACGAGCTTTTGCGACTCAAGCAAATCACGGGTCTTGCAGCGTTGTTTGCCAGCCGTGAGTTCTCGGAGTGCTGGGACTCTGACAGCAGGGGGGCAGACGATGATTCAAGTGTTTGAGCCTTACTGGAAATGGGAGTGCTTTCAGAACGGAATGTATGAGGCACCGGCGATTGATGATCTTGATCGCTTTGCGATGCTTGCCGGATCGCTCTTGCGTGATTGCAGTTTCTTTGGGGCATCAGCCCGGCAGATGGTTGAGTCATGGCCGGTATCAAGCGCCGTTCATCTGACTGCGGTTGGCACAAACAGGCGTTCGTGGGTTGGTCAGGCTTCGTGCTGTTTCGCTCACGGCGTTCCTGAAATCGCAACGCGATGTGCATGGAAGGCACTAACAGAGCGTGAGCGTGATTCAGCCAACGACGTGGCAGACGAGGTGATCCATGAGTACGAGAGAGAGCGTTCAGAAGTACATCGCCGCATGGCTACAGCGCGGCTATTTGGAAGGGATTCCTGACGAGGTTCCGCATCGGCTGATGGTTCTACGCAAAGCACCAAGTTACAAGGCGATTGTTCAAGCAATTCTGAGAAACGACATGACAGAACTCGGCTTTTCTAGGCCGTTTTCACCGTGGTACTCAGAAATAAAGAGGGTCGAGATTGAGGCTCGCGGAGGCGAGCGGCAGCTACGGCTGTTCTAGCACCCAACAACGCGAAGGATCGCAACAAATGATACGCCCCCACTACATCACGCCGGCGGCAGAGGAATCGCTGCCGCTTTTCGCAGCTGCACGGCGCAGCGATCCGGCAACGTCGCACGAGGCGGCGAAGACTGCGCCGGTGGCAGAGCACCAGCGGCTGATCCTTGACGCACTTGGTCAAGGCCCGGCTGGGGCAAGCGGTATCGGTGCTCGTTGTGGACTGCTGCCACATCAGGTCAACCGGCGCATTCATGAGCTTGCCAAGGCTGGCAGGATCGTTGAGACGGGCAGGACGGTGCGGAGTAACAGCGGGCGGGCAGAAAGGGAATGGATGGCGAACCATGAGTGAATCGCTTCTGTTAACGCCTTCATCGTGGACGGAGGACATACGCCGCAAAAACCCGCTTGATCAAGCAGGCCGATCTGCTTCCGTGTTGGCGCAAATGCAAAGCCTCGGTGTTGACGCAGGAGAAAGCATTTGCCCCGAATGCCAAGAGCCGCTCCATCTGTGCGTAGGAGACGAAGTGTCTCCTTATCTTGCTCACACATGCACTGACGCCGAGCACCGATGCGCAGGGTCATTTGAAACAATCTGGCATTTGGCTGCCAAGCGTGCAGCTGATCGCTTGCCGGGCTGGCGATACGAGCGTCAATACGAAATTTCTGGAAGAAAGTTTCGTGCGGACTCTATGAACGAGAACACAGGCGAGTGCTTGGAGTTCGTGCACACTTTAAGCCGCGACTATGTCGGCAAACACATTGCCACTAAAGCGTCAGGCCGATCCGTTTCGTGGGTATTTGATGGAAATGCCCCGTTTTGCAGGAGACTTACTGACTCCCACTGGGCGATGGGAAGCAAGGTGATGGTGCGTTTTGATGCTGACTACGCCGAGTCTGGGCAACTTGTTGCCCGTGGAATACTCCGCAAACGTGCAAGGCAACTTGTTAACAACCTTGGCGTCGAGTCGTGCTTTCTTCATTTCCACGGCATGGCATTTCAGTGTTTTGAGTGCGAAGAAGAACGTGACGACATGTGGGGGCTATGTCAGAAGTCATCAGTCGTTGCCAAGGTCATATATGGCGACGGCGGGCTGAACGACGAGCTAATCCGACAGAGGGCTTCTGGCGCAGACGTTGTGCATCGCGGGCTAGACACAAATCACACGCCAGACCACACAGCAATTCTTCAAGAAGTTCAACGCTGGGCGTGGTTGAATCGAGAGCGAAGAAGCCAACAGGCTGCTTTATTGTCACTTGAGTCGAATAGGTCAGTCAGCGGTAGCAGGGGATTGTGGGTGTCGCCAGAGGATTGGCCTGGCGATCTTGTGAATCTTGCAAGTGCATGCCGATGCGGCTCGAAATTTGGCGTTGATGTTCCAATTCACGAAGGTCGCTCAATTCGCCGCGATTGTGCGAAATGCAACAAGTTCATTTTGTTTTCAGTTTGGTACGGAAAGGCCACGGATGGCGCAGCACAAAGTTGACATCTACATGCCGCTCTACGTCAGGGACTTCCTGACGAGCACGCTCGGCTGGTCTGCCGAGGAGCGCGGGCACTACCTCACGCTTCTAATGGTGGCATGGGATCGAGGCTCGCTGCCTGCGGAGCTCGACAGCCTTGAGAGGCTATCCCAAGGCGTAACCAACGTCTGGCCCATGCTCGCAGACAAGTTCCCTGTTGGCGAGGACGGACAGCGGCGAAACGCCCGCTTAGAGCACCACCGAGAGCGTTGCGTGGAACTCAAGGAAAAGCGGGTTGAGGCGGCAAGGCGGGCAGCCTCCGCAAAGGCTGCGGCGATGGCTGCGAGAGCAAACGCAGAGCAAACGCAGAGCAGACGCACACCAATCGCAGAGCAAACGCACAGCAATCGTGACGCAATCGTTATCCATCCAACGTCAACGTCAACGTCAACACCAAAGTCAACTTCTTCCCTACGGGAAGAAAGAAATACACACACTACACACACGGGCGGGATTTCTGATTTCTCAAAACCCGGCTGGGCGGCAGATGAGTGGGACCGCTTTGCAGCCGTCTGGAACTCCACAGAGCGGGCGACGCCGTGGAACCACCTCATGGCACCCTCGTCGTGGGTAGACCTTGCAGCGTCTCCAGGGTGGCTTGACAGAGCGCATGAGGCGCTGGCGCGACTGCCTCGCTGCCAGTGGTTTGGCGACCCGGTGGCTGTCACCAGATTCTTTGAATACGTGGACCGGATTTTGGCCGGCGAGTTTGACCACGCGAAACAGGACGTGAAGCGACGGGTGCGGCAACCAACGGGAGGGAACCTGTGAAGACTTGGGAACAGAACAAGACGACGATCAACCAGCTCTGGCCGACGTGCTCGTTCACGGACGAGGAAAAACGGCTTTGGGGCGACGACCTTGGCGGCCTTGACCAGGACGTGCTTTACGACGCTATCCGAAACGTGAAGCGGACACGCGACACGCAGTGGCCTCAGCTGAAGTGGATGCTTGACGCCTACCGCGAGCTTGCTCACGCCAAGCGGCAGGCGAAGACGCACGCAAAGCCACCAGAGCCTCGGGTCGGCGTCAACGTGAACGAAGACGAGAACAGCCGACTGGCTGACGACTTTATCGCCTACATCGACGCGGCTAGTCCAACGGACTGCCCGCAGATCATTGAGATGGTGCTTGACAGGTTGCCAAAGATGCACAGTTGCACCGCGTTGCGAGTCATCAACTACGCGAAGAAGAGGCTACTTGGCCAGGAGCAAGTGTTCGGGCGAGTAAGTCCCAGCGGTGACATCAAGCCAATCAACTTCGGAGGCGCAGCATGACAACGACAACAGAACCACAGCCGCTCACGGCCCGTCAGACGGACGTGAAGAACTGGATCAGCGGCTACATCGACACGCACGGGTTCTCGCCGACGATTCGCGAGATCCAGCACGCCTACGGCTGGAAGACGCCTAACGCTGCCAAGTGCCACTTGGAGCCATTGCGCAAGAAAGGCCATGTCACGTGGCAGGAAGGCTGCTCGCGGACGATTCGCGTGATCGGAGGTGACGCATGAGCGAGGAGTTTGAATACCTCGGCGCGCCGCTCGACGTTGTCCAAGCGTTGATGGATCGGGCGTGGGACGACGATGTGGACGACGACACGCGGAAGCTGCTCGAGCGTGGAGCAAAGGTGCTTGAGCACACGCTTGACCGCTGCTGCAAGCTGGCGTCTGTCATCGAAAAGACGGAGGCCGGGCTGTGAACGACATCGCCCTCATCTGCATTGGCTCAATACTCCACGCCGCGACGTTCGCGGCTGGCATTTCGGTTGGTATACGTCTCAGAAAGGACACGAGACATGACAGCAACAACGAAGGAACGAAAGGCAAAGACTGGTGGCATACGCCTATCAGCGGCGGCGCTGAAGGCTGGGCTCAACGCTGTGGCGGCAGCAGTGCCGGGAAAGACCGCAAAGCCGATACTGCACAACGTGCTCCTATCGGACGGAGTTCTCTCTGGTACTGACTTGGAAATTCGAATCGACGTGGAAGTAGACGCCCCCCCCGGGGTTACATTCCTTTTGCCAAAGGATCGTCTGTCGGCCATCGTGTCGAGCACCACGGCGGACGAGATCACGCTGACGCCTGACGGCAGCAGCTGCGTTGTGTCCGCTGGTCGTGGCACGTGGACGCTGCCGACCGAGGATGCCGCAGAATTCCCGGTCTGGGATCCGATCGGCACCAAGTCAATCACGCGGCTGCCGGCTGATCAGTTTGTGCGTGCGGTGAAAGGTG